ACTCATTTCAGATAATTCCCATCTATATCATAATGCTTACTGTTATATATCGACCAAGCAATGCAGTTATACCATTTATAACCAAATGGTTGCCCTCTTAGCTTCTTATACCACAATCTGAATCTTACCAGTCTTTCCAATTGATGTCAACCCCTATGAAAACATGAACTGTTTACGTAATGCTGAATCTTTTCCAAACATCATCTGGAACATAGAGACATCATCAACAGTCACAGTATCATAAACAGGTTTGTTAATAATCACATCATATTCTTCCTCAGTCAAACTTCCAAGCCCCTTGATGTAACGGTGCTTCCATGTACTGTCTTTACTTTTAAATGCAGTTGCTTCTTCATAAGTGTAGAACCACTTAACATCTTTTCCTTTAGAAGAAATCATAATTGGAGTTCTAGTGATTTTAACCTTACGCTCTTTTAATAGTCTAGGCCAAAACTTGTAGAAGAAAGCAATCAGCAATGGACTAATGTGTCCAATACCATCATGGTCTGCATCTGTTAGAGTTGCGATGCTATCGTATTGCATATTGTCTACACTATCTGGATCATTGATATTCAAACCAAGTACAGCGACTAACTCAGACAATTCTTTATTCTTTAGAACGTCTGCTGGCTTCATATCCCAAGTATTCATAATAACCCCTCTAAGAGGCATAGCACCCACTTTATCCGCATCACGAACTTTCAGTAGGAACCCCATAGCAGAGTCTCCTTCGACGATCTTGAGCGTAGCATCAGGCTTGTTAGCGGCAATGTGCTTGGCTACCTTTACCTTACGAAGGTTCTTTTGAGCTAAGGTAGCGGCTCTTTTATCTTGTGCCAATTTCTTAGCCAACTGAGCCTCAATGATTGGATCAATGATCGAAGGTGTATTCATGATCTTTTGTGCATAGAACACAAAGTCTCTAACACCAGACTCAAGATAATGTGCTTTGACATTACCCATTGGATTTGTAAGACGCTCTTTTGTTTGTGAATCAAACTTTGGGTTTACAAAGTTACGACTGAACATCACGAATGATAGACCACTCTTGATTGTGATCTTAGCCATTTCAATCTTATGCTTGCGCTTGATCTTAACGACAAGTTCGTCAACGATACCATTCATCACGAAGTCAACATATGTGCCACCTTGTCGTGTGTTCACACCATTGACATATGAGTTCGATCTAAAACCATCCTCAGAAGATGCAATGAAGAAAGAAAGGTTATCGCTCTTTTCAATAATAGAAGCTTCACCCTCTTGGATAAACATATCAGAATATTTCTTGAGATTGTTTACCTTGATGCGTTTCTTATTGAAAGAGAAAGCAATCTCAGGGAAAGCCATTTGCAATGAAATCAAACGATCCTCAAGCAAAGCAAGTGTGTCGAGATCATTAAGGTTGTCTACCTCAAACAAACTAAAGTCTGGTACGAATGATACCTCAGTACCATTGCCAGTTTTATCTTTCTTGGTTTCTCGTATCTTTTCAGCACCATTAGTACACGACACTTGAAGGATAGTACCATTAGACCAAGTTTTACCAACGAACTTAGATGACAGGAAGTTAGTAGCGGCTGAGCCGACACCATTCGTACCAATAGTCACACGTTCATCATCGAACGACGTACCTGCATTAACCCTAGTCCAAGCGGCTGTAGCCCTAGCTATAGTCTTCTTGGTGGTTGCATCGAACACATCCTCATGTGGAATACCACGTCCGTTGTCAGAGATAGTAATAGAGTTATCCATCTTGACTGAGACATCAATCTTATTGGCATATTTAAAATTTGTACGAATCGCCTCATCGATTGAGTTGTCGAGAATTTCGTCAACCATCTTAGATAGTGCAGGAACATACTTTGCAGTCTTCCACATACCCATCACAAATCGCTCAACTTCCTCAAGGGAACTTGAACCCATATACATACCAATACGTTCTCTAACGTGTTGACGTGCTGTTAAAATTTTAAAATCTTCTGCCATGTGGCCTCGCTATTCTCAGGATTAATTGATAATCCTTATTTAGTAACATTTATAAATAGTATCATAGAAAACAATGATTGTCAAACAGGAAAGTTTTGAAAATGAATACTAATTACCTATCACCCATCGGTTTTACTGTGTCTGTGTCTCGTTTACCTAACGTAGAATTCTTTACGCAAAAAGCCTTTATACCAGGTGTTACATTAGAAGCTCCACAGATAGTAAACCCTATGGGGAACTTATTTACTGCTGGTGACAGATTAGCATACCAAGATTTAGACTTTAGTTTCCTTGTAGATGAAAATATGAACAACTATATGGAATGTTATAATTGGATGAAAGCTTTGTCAAGCCCAGAAAAGTTCGATGACTACAAACCATTAGAAGATGGGGTTGAAGGTCTTGATAGTGATATCAGTATTTTGATCTTGAACAGTAATAAAAATGCAAATGTGAAGTTTACCTTCTTGAACTGTACGCCAGTATCATTAAGTGCTGTAAATCTTGACGTCACTGCAACTGAGGTTTTCTACCCAGAAGTTAACATGTCATTCAGATATGACAGATACGTCTTCGAAAAAGTTGGTTGACATCATCTAAAAACTGTGATATAATCTTTTTATTACGATAGAAAGGTTTATGTCTTGGAAAATAAAATCAGTGAGATTTGGAGTAAAGATTCTAAGATCAATGAAAATGATCTGATGAATGAACTGCGAAATATACCTTCGTTGCATAGTAAGTATTATAACATGTACTATACAGAAGCATTGCGTGTTAAGAAGCTCAAGGGTGATTATAAAGAACTTGAGATGGATAAACGTGACTACTATGGTGGCGAGATGGCTGAAGAAGACTTGAGGGTTCGTGGTTGGAAGCCATGCCAAAGAAAGATTATACGTGCTGACTTGGATAAACATATCCAAGCGGATAGAGATATTATTAACCTAAGTCTTAAGATCGACTTCCATACAGAGAATGCTAACTATCTTGAAAGCATTATCAAGACTATTCACAGTAGAAACTTTATTATTAAGTCTATGGTAGACGTAATCAAATTCCAAGCGGGCGAATATTAATCGTTAGCCATGTTGTATAAATAGTAGCATATACTATGAACAATGTGAGGTTGACATGACTGATATAGTTACAGTTGAACAAATAGATGCAATCAATTTAAAAGTTACTGCCGATCCAGGTATTAGACAAGAGATACAAGAGTTCTTTTCGTTTAGACCTTCTAACTATCAGTTTACTCCTGCATTCAAAAATAAGATATGGGATGGTTACATTAGACTATACAGTCCAATGCGTCCTACCTTAATGGTTGGTCTTATGAAGAAGCTAATTATCTTTTGTGAAGATCGTGGATATGATATTAATGCTCCTGATCATTTGATACATGGAGAAGATGGTATACCTGATGATTATAGTTTAACATTAGCCAAAGAAGTAAACTGTAAGTTTATTCCAAGAGATTATCAGAACAAATACATTGTTGACGCACTGCGTGATAGTAGATCGTTATCTTTATCTCCAACATCTTCTGGTAAGTCATTAATCATTTATTTAATCCAGCAGCATTATTACAAGAAGTTTAATCATAGGACTCTTATCATTGTTCCTACAATATCTCTTGTTCACCAAATGGAAGGTGACTTTATTGATTATGGTTGTGAGCCAGAGGCTATACATAAGATTAAAGGTGGTGCTGAAAAGAATACAGACAAACCTATTGTAGTATCTACGTGGCAGTCATTAGTGAAGCTACCTAAGGAATGGTTTCAACAGTTTAGAGTAGTTCTTGGTGATGAAGCACATCAGTTCCAAGCCAAGTCACTTCAAAAGATCATGGGTATGTTGCCTGATTGTTATTATAGACATGGGTTTACTGGAACATTAAAGACGGAAGAAAGTAAGACACACCAACTTGTTCTTGAAGGATGTTTTGGTTCTGTTAGACAACATGTAACTACCAAAGACCTTATTGATGATGGTACTGTAGCTGACTTTGAAGTCAAAGCAATTGTTCTTTCTCATAACCAAGAGATAAGAAAAGGTTTTAAGAAGGCTATTAATAAACTTGAAAACACTAAGAAGTTTAGTGCTGAAAGAGAATTCTTGGTTAACTGTGAAAGAAGAAATATATTCCTAAGAAATCTATTGTGGTCTTTAGAAGGTCAAAACAACTTAGTCTTATTTGATTTAGTTGAGAAGCATGGTAAATTGTTAGAACCTCTATTTGAGAAAGAAGGTAGAGAGTTGCATTTTATTCATGGTAAGGTCAAAGGAGAAGAACGTGAAAGGATTAGACATCTTGTTGAGAATGATCCTGAGAAGAAACATAACATTCTTGCTTCTTTTGGTACTTTCTCTACTGGTGTTAACCTTAAGAGATTGGATAATGTTATATTTGCTTTTGGTGGTAAATCTGAGATTAAAGTATTTCAATCTGTTGGTCGTTCATTAAGAAAAGGTAATGGTTCAGATAAAGCTGTTCTTTATGACATTACTGATGATTTATCATCTGGTTCTTACAACAACTATACATTAGAACATTTCCGTAAAAGAATTGATATGTACGGTGAACAGCAATTTAAAACCAAAATATTTACTGTAGAAATCTAGCCTTAAATAGCATTAAAGAATCATTATTGTTCTTATAAGGCATAAGCCTATTATACACGAGATAAAAAGTTTGTCAAGCGAAAAATGCATAGTTGACAAATAAAGTTTTTTGTGGTATAATGATACAAATTACCAAGGAGGCATTTATGGCACGTCGAGCTAAAAAGAATTATGTAAACAATAGAGATTTATTAGATGCTCTAATCAAGTATCAAGCCGATTGTAAAGAAGCAGAAGAAGCAGGTGAGGACTTAAAACCTCGTGTGCCAGATTACATCGGAACATGTATTTTTCAAATTGCAACAAGACTATCTACAAAACCAAACTTTAGTGGTTACACATATAAAGATGACATGATCTCTGATGGGATTGAGAACTGCTTACTATACATTGGCAACTTTAATTCTGAGAAGTCATCTAATCCATTTGCGTACTTTACACAGATCATTTGGTATGCATTCCTAAGGCGTATTGCCAAAGAGAAGAAACAGATGTATATTAGGTTTAAGTCAAGCCAACAAATGATTTCGACAGGCGGTACATATGAAGGTGGAGATGAAATGTTAAACCTCTATACCAATGCCGACTATATGAATACGTTTGTGCAAGACTTCGAAGACAAGATCGAACGTGATAAAGCTAAGAAAAAAGAAGACATCAAGAAAAAAGATGAGAAGTAATGAAAATTGCAATAATCACTGATATGCACCTTGGTGTGCGTGGCGACTCTAAAGTATTCTTGAATCACCAAGAGAAATTCTTCTCTGAGGTATTCTTTCCATATATCGATGAACATGGCATTAAGACTGTTCTTGATCTAGGGGATACTTTTGATCGTCGTAAGTATGTCAACTATGTTACTTTGTCTAAAGCAAAGAAGATGTTCTTTGATCAAATGCAAAGTCGTGGTATAGAATACCATGCTATCGTTGGTAATCACTCAGTGTACTATTCAAACACCAATGAGGTCAACTCAATGGACTTGTTGTTGAATGAATATGATAACTTTCATGTTTATGAGAACGAACCAAAGGAACTTACTTTTGGCTCTACTAGAGTAATCATGGTTCCTTGGTTAACTAAGAACAATAGCCAGAACTCCTTAAACGTTTTGAAAACATCTAATGCACACATCTGTATGGGTCACTTTGATATTGTGGGTTTTGAGATGTTAAAGGGAACCCTGTGTTCTCATGGTTTAACCAAAGAAACTTTTTCGCACTTTGAGTCTGTTTACTCTGGTCACTTCCATCATCCGTCTGAGTATGGGAACATCAACTATCTTGGTGCGCCCTATGAGATGACGTGGAGTGATCATGGTGGTAAGCGTGGATTTAGAATTCTTGATACTGAGACACGCGATTTAGAATGGGTTCTCAATCCTACACCTATATACCACAAGATCGAATATGATGATGCTGATATGACAGTTGAAGATGTCGAAGCACTTGATATAACTAATATCAACAATGCTTTCATTAAAGTTATCGTTAAGAATAGAACTAATCCTTATGTATATGATTTATTCCTTGACAAACTATCCGATAGTGGTGCATCTGATGTTAAGTCTATCGAAGATTCGCTGAACTTAGAAGACAGTGGTGTTGAAGAAATACTTGATGAAAGTGCTGATACTAAGGATATTCTCCACAGCTATATTGAGACTTTGGATACTGCGGCTAACAAACAAGCGATTAAACAGATTGTTGACGAACTATATAATGAGGCACTAAGTCTATGAAAATTCAATTCCAAAGTGTGAGATACAAAAATCTATTGTCATCTGGTAATGCTTGGACAGAAATACAGTTGGACAAAAGTAGAACTACTCTTATCAGTGGCACTAATGGCAGTGGTAAGTCTACGCTGCTGGATGCTATTGTGTTTGCTCTATACGGCAAAGCCTTTCGCAAGATTAATAAAGCACAACTTGTAAACAGTATTAATGGTCGTGAGACTATGGTTGAGGTAATCTTTAAGATTGCACAGAACTATTACAAGATCGTCCGTGGGATTAAACCTAACGTATTCGAGATATGGAAGAATGGTGAACTCATAGATCAAGAGGCGGCTTCTAAGGATCAACAAGCACATCTTGAGCAAACCATTCTCAATCTTAACTATAAGTCGTTCAACCAAATCGTTGTACTTGGCTCTGCTACATATGTGCCATTCATGGAACTTACAGCACAGGCACGTCGTGAGATTATTGAAGACCTCTTGGACATTCAAGTATTCAGTACGATGAACACATTACTAAAGACTCGTGTGTCAGATAATAAGACTGAGATTAATGAGAATACTTACAAGATAGACTTAGTTGAAACACAGCTACAATCAGCAAAAGATCACAACGCATCTATCCGTGCTATCAAAACAGAAGAAGTTGATAAGATCAAAGAAAAGATGAAAGGTCATCTTGAGAGTATCAATGAGGCGCAACGTAAGATCGAAGCTACCCAAGATATTATACAAGTGATTGTTGATGACATTTCTGATAAAGCTGACATGAAAGCCAAAAGCTATAAGGCAGATGAACTTCGTCGCAATATAGAAATTACTATGGCGAACCACAAGAAAGAGTTGTCATTCTATCACGATCATGATGATTGTCCTACGTGCAAGCAAGGTATTGAGCATGATTTCAAAGCCAGTATCATTGTTGATAAGGACAAGAAGATTGTTGAATTAGAAGAAGGGTTAGAGAAACTTGCAGTTAAGAATAAAGTCTATACTGATCGTCTTGAGGCTATATCTGTACTTGAAGATCAAATCCGTGATGGTAACTTAAAGATTGGTGATCATAGAGCTACTATTAAGATGGCTAAAAGCGCCCTAATATCTTATAAAAACGAATTAGATACAGCGGAGAAAGATGTTGAAGCTATCGATACAACAAAGCTAAACAATCTAAACGAAACACTTCGCACTACAAAGTCTGATCAAGAAACTCTGCATAAAGACAAAGAAACTCTTTCTGTAGTACAAGCTATCCTAAAGGATGGTGGTATCAAGACACGCATTATCAAGCAGTACATTCCAGTGATGAATAAACTTATTAATACGTATCTAGGTGCGTTTGACTTGTTTGTTGATTTTCAACTAGACGAAAACTTCAATGAGGTTATCAAGTCAAGGTTCCGTGATGCCTTTTCGTATGCATCATTCTCTGAGGGCGAGAAGTTGCGCATTACATTGTCAATCATGTTAGCGTGGCGTTCTGTTGCTAAACTACGTAACAGCGTGTCAACAAACTTGCTATTATTAGATGAAACGCTAGATGGCGCTTTAGACGCAGTAGGTATTGAGAACTTGATTGATCAACTACACAACTTAAATGCAGATGATAACATATTCGTAATCAGCCACAGGGGTTTGCAGTTTGGCGATAAGTTTGATTCTAACATAACCTTCCAGAAGGTTAAAAACTTTAGTGAGATTGCTTAACTAGGAGAGAGATATGCAACATTCAATAGAAGACTTAATACAAAGAATTAATGCAATGCACGACAAAGCTGTTCTATTGCACAGGGTGCGTAATGAGTTTGCTGAGATTTCTTATAAACAATACGATAAAGCGGCTTGTCAAGCACTTATTGATGACATACAAGCTATGGCACTTAGTATCGCTAACGATAAAGAAGGCAACGATATTATAACTGAGATGGAGTATAAATGATGGAAGTCAAAGAAGTTAAAGAGGTAAAAAAAGATGTAAGTTATCTCGTATCCAACCGAAATAGGTGGGGTGCTGTAGAGGTTGGCGTGTTCACCAAAGAAGGTTCACCAGGTGTGAATGTACAAATTGAATGGAAACGTGGAGACGGTAAAGTGACGCCAACAACCCAAGAAGAAGTTGATCTGTTAAACAACTTGTTGGAGACTAAGGGCGAACTGTGCATGAGCGACATTGAATATAGCGAGACACATGACACAATGGATGGTAACGAATATTTTGTATACCACGAAGGTTGGTCTGAGGAAGATAAAGAAGCGCTAGAAGCTGAGTACGACAATGATGCAGACGGTATCTACTTTGACAGGAGAGACTTGCTAGAGGTTAGGGGTTACGAACATGATTACTACGAACTTTACCTAACAGACATCATTCTTGAAGAAGAAGTTGACGTAGACGAATAAGTGTGTTATCATAGTATAAACACAAGTAAGGATTACAATGTCTAAATTTTATACATCAGTCGAGCGCTTTGGCAATACCATCTTATGGCGTGGCTATGAGAACGGTAAGCAGTTCTCTCGCAAGGTAAAATTCCAACCAACACTTTTCACGAACGGTAAGAAAGAAGTAACTGAGTCTAAGTATAGAAGTCTTACGACTGATAAGCCACTCGTACCACATCAACTTGAAAGCATGAAAGAAGCTAAAGAGTTTGTAGAACGCTATAAAGATGTGCATGGTCTTGAGATTGCTGGTAACACTAACTATGTGTCGCAGTTTATCCAAGAGAAATACCCTGATGAAATAAAGTTTGACGCATCACTGATCAACATTGTATCTTTCGATATTGAGGTTGACATTGCTAATGGATATCCTGACGTCAATACGGCTGACAAGGCGATTACATCTATTGCTTATAAATCATCCAAGTCTTCTGATTACCATTTGCTTGGTTTGAAAGATTACGACAAACACCAAACTTTGCTTGATCTATCGCCTGATAACATTCACTTCATGAAGTTTGACAGTGAAGAGGCGCTATTGAAGCGTTTTAAAGAACTATGGACTAACCGATATCCTGATATCATTACTGGATGGAACGTGGAATACTTTGATATTCAGTACATCATTACTCGCATGAAGCGACTGTTCGGTGAAGAATGGGTGAAAGATTTAAGCCCATGGCGCAATGTACGACACAAAGAGCGTGAGATGTTTGGTAAGATGCAAGGCACATATCAAATCAGTGGTATGACTGTTGTTGACTATATGGATGCGTTCAAGAAGTTTGGTTATAAGTATGGCACACAAGAGAGCTATAAACTTGATCACATTGCCTACACTGTGTTGGGTGAGAAGAAGCTAGACTATTCTGAGTATGGTAACCTAAACGCACTGTACGAACAAAACCCGCAGCTATATCTTGACTATAACCTTAAAGATACAGAACTGATCCAACGTTTCGAAGATGAAACAGGTTTGTTGTCTCTTGTTATGACTGTTGCTTATGGTGGTGGTGTAAACTATCAAGACGCATTCGGTACTGTGGGTATTTGGGAAACAACTCTATATCGACGCCTGATGAAAGATGGCAAAGTTCCACCAGTTAAAGGTGATGCAGGTCAACGTGCTGGTGAGCTTGTGGGTGGATACGTGAAAGACCCAAGAGTTGGTATGCACCCTTGGATCGTATCTTTTGATCTTAATTCCCTGTATCCACACTTGATGTTGCAGTACAATATGTCACCAGAGACATACTTAGAAGATGAGCGCAAAGAAGTATCACAAGAGATGGTTCTTGAGGGTCGTTTCCAAAACAACGATACTTCTATGTCTGTTGGTGCTAATGGTGCTTGTTTTAGTAACAAGTTTAAGGGTGTTATTCCTAGCATCATTGATGAATACTACAACAACCGCAAAGTCATCAAACAGAACATGCTCAAGGTAGAACAACAGCTAGAAGATGCGACTGATGCGACTGAGAAGTCACGTCTGAAGCGTGAGGCTACACAGCTACACAACTCACAGATGGCTATTAAAATTGCTATGAACTCTTTGTATGGCGCAACTGCTAATGTTTATTTCCTATACTATATTAACGACATGGCAGAGGCGATTACGACATCTGGTCAGTTATCTATTCGTTATGCACAAAAGTCTGTGAACGATTATCTAAATCGTATTCTCAAGACTGATATTGATTACATTGTGTATATTGATACTGACTCTATCTATGTTGATATGGCTCCGATTGTCGAGAATGCTTTTGGTACAGTAGACATTGATCGTAAGAAGGGCGAAGAGTTCCTTGATAAAGTTTGCCAAATGAAAATCGAACCAGTTCTTGAAGCTGGTTATGAAGACCTTGCTAAAAAGATGGGTTCGTATCGCCAAGCGATGTTTATGAAGCGTGAGAAGATTACAGACAAGTCAATCTTTATTGCTAAGAAGCGTTACATCATGAATACTCTGAACTCTGAGGGCGTACACTACGATAAGCCAAAGGTTTCAGTGACTGGTCTTGAGTCTGTACGTTCGTCAACACCTGAGGTGTGTCGTGACAAACTCAAAGCATCGTTTGAGGTTATCATGAACGGTAATGAAGAATCGGTACAGGAGTTTATTGAGAACTTCCGTCAAGAATTCTATAACCTACCGCCAGAAGATATTGGTCGTAATAGCGGTACGCAAGAAATAGATAAGTACATGGATAGCGTGTCACTTTATAAGAAGGGTTGTCCAATGCATGTTCGTGGTTGTATCCTGTATAACAACGAAGTAAAGAAAAGAGGCTTGGGTAAAACGTATGAACCTATTGCAGGTGGAGACAAGATTAAGTTCGTCTATCTAAAAACACCAAATCCAATTCGTGAGAACATCATCTCATTCCCAGGACAGCGTTTGCCACCAGAGTTTGAATTGGGCAAATATATAGATTATGAAAAGCAATTCGAAAAGGTCTTTCTAAGTCCTATCGAAGCAATACTAGAAGCTGTCGGATGGTCGGCAGTTAAGATTAACACAATCGATAGTTTTTTTGTATAAGGGGGTTACAATGACTAAAGAAAATGATGAATACCGTTTGGAGCTACTGAAAAAGCGACA